TGGATGGCCGTTCTGATTTATCTAAGCTTGTTGACTTGCTTACGTCAGATAATTGGGAGTGGGAAGGTGATGGAGAACATTATCAGGATACGGCGGCTAACACATTTATGTCATGGCGCAGAGGACATGACAATTTAATAGTCACTACAAATGAGTATTTTGCTGCAAAGCATGGATTAGCTACTCGCGTATGTAAATATCTGAATTTGATGGACAAGAAACAACGTGTAGCTATTTTTCAGGCTGTGTTGTATAACAATTACACACTCATGGAGGGGAATAAATGACCGAAGAATGGATCAACAAGTATCGTCCGACCCGTCTTGAGGATGTTGTCGGGCAGGATGTCATTGTCCGCTCGCTTCGGGATCAGGTCAAGAAACGGAGCGCCAAGGCTTATTTGTTCATGGGGCCGTCCGGTACCGGCAAGACCACACTTGCTCGCATAGTCGCTAATATGTTCGGGTGCGGCGAGAACGTGAACGAGATCAACGCAGCGGTGAGAACTGGCGTCGATGACATGCGCGAGGTCACGTCGGCATTGGAATACATTCCGTTGGGCGGTGGGAATCAAGCCGTGATAGTCGACGAGGTGCAGCAACTTTCAAAAGCTGCATTTAACGCGATCCTCAAAACATTAGAGGAACCCCCGGACTGGCTCTACTGGTTTCTTTGCACGACCGAACCGACCCGTGTCCCTGAAACGATCCGGACCCGGTGTGCCAAATACACCATGCGTTCGCTTAGTCCGAACGAGTTGTTCGACTTGCTGGACGACATATCCGCCAAGGAAGGAATACTGGACAGTGACGAGGGCGGGAAGATCATTTCCGTCTGTGCCAAGGAAGCCGGGGGCTCGCCAAGGGAGGCGGTTAACAATCTGGCGAAGTGTTCGGAATGCCGGACCCGGGAGGAGGCGGTTGCCCTGCTGGCTTCCGCTGATAATGTGCCCGAGGCTATAGAGCTGGCAAAGGGCCTCTTAAACGGCCTACGGTGGCCGCAGGTGCGCGAATTGCTGGAGGGGCTGAAGGATACCAACCCGGAGTCTATCCGGCAGGTGGTGAGGGCTTATATCGGCGCTGTGGCCCTCAAGGCAACGGACCCTGCAAAAGCCTCTCATGCGTGCGCGATCCTCGACGCATTCGACAAGCCCTGTCACCCCAACGACAAGATCACGCCGATTCTGATGTCGGTGGCCGGACTGGTTCTTCAGTAGGTATATGTATTGATTGAGATTCCATGGTGACGCCCACCATGGCGCAGACGGGTCCGGAGAATTGGGCGAGTGCATTTATGGCAAACTCTGGACCCGTCGATGCTAAGGTTGAGAGGAGTTTCTAATGGTTACTAAACGACGCCAACTTTTATGGTCACAAGAGCGGGCGATAGAATTTTGTCGTCAGCTTGAACCTTTGGCTGAAAAGTACAAAGGTCATATCGCCTTGACTGGCGGAACGCTTTACAAGGATGGGGAACGCAAAGACGTTGATATTGTGGTTTACAACCATGGGACTATGAATGAATTTGACCGTGCCGGTTTTGAGCGGGCATTAGATCAAGAGCTTGGTATAGCAATTGATCGTTTTGGCTATGTGTCTCGTGGAACGACGGCGGCTGGTTGCCAGATTGATTTCATTTACAATGCAAAGCTGGATGATAGTTACGAGCTTAATCATGAGGACCGGATCAAATCATCAATGACTGCTTACAAAACGCATCTACGGAAGGAAGCCCCACCCGGCACTTTGCTGGCGAACTTGCTGACGCTGTGTGGTTTGAATGTGTGGCAGCGTAAGCTGACGCTGTGTGGTTTGAATGTGTGGCAGCGTAAGAAGCAAGGGGACTTGTTTGTCAGCGTTCCACTTCCTTTAGCGTCTAGGTTGGATCAGGTGACTTGTAGTAATTGCTTGTCGCTTCACTACCACGACATTCCTTATCTGAGGACCTCAAAATGGCAACGTACAACGCAACGGTAAGTTATGAAGAGCTGGAAGGTGGGATCAGGATCGACAAGCACGCGCTTGACGATATGTGGCAGAACCATCCTGACCTGTTTCATCGGGTCGCCAAGCAGCAGGTATGGTGGAACAGTGAAGCCGACCGGCTTAAGTCCGATCTGGAACGGGCCAAGGGCGAGAAGTATAACGATCTGCGGCAAGCAGCCGTCAAGAAAGGCGAAACGCTTGGCAAGGGCGGCATGACCGAGGCCGCGTTCAATAGCGAGGTCGCGAACGACAAGGGGATCATCAAGCTATCGCAGGAAATGCTTGAAGCGCGTCGGGAAGCCAATCGCTGGTTGGCGCTCAAGGAAAGTTATGAGCAGCGCAAATGGGCGTTGCAGGGACTGGTGTCGCTTTACATCTCTGGCTACTACGCTGATACAACCGGCGAGAAATCTACCCGGCAGATTACACAGCATCATGCAAGCGACGCAGCAGAAGCAAGAACCGAGGCTCTACAAAGGCGCAAGAACCGATGAACTGGTGTATTGTTTTGGGTGTTGTGGTTGAAGTTTGCCTTATCCTGCTTTTGTTACTACTCTTTTTGTACGCGGCAGGTAGGCTATTTGGTTGGGGGTTTTTCAAGGAGAAACGACGCTATATGAAACGGCAACTTGAAGAGTTCACACAGGAGGACAGTGGCAATGGCGTTTAAGTATAAGGGCCGTGGTGAGCGGTCGGTTCAGGAGCAGTCACAAAAGCGGGGTTCTTTCGACGGGTATCTCGCAAAGGATGTGGTTCAGTTCAAGGTCAAGGACGACAATGCTATCCGTATCCTGCCCGGCAATTCGACGTGGGACGAAGATATCTACGGCGATCATTGGGGCTACCCGATCTATGTCCATTACGATATCGGCGTGGACAAGTCGGCCTATATTTGCGCCAGTGAAATGCACAAGACTTATCCCAAGCTGAAAGAGTTCGCAGACGGTGCTTGTCCTATCTGCGAAGCCCGGCTGGACACGACCGACAAGGACGAAGCCGACGCGTTGCGCCCCAACTGTCGCGTCCTGACCTACGTTATCGACCGCAACGACGAGAAAGCTGGTCCGCTTGTGTGGGCCATGCCGCAATCGGTATCGGCTGATATCTCTGCTTTGTCGAAAGATCGTAAGACTGGGGCTGTGCTTTTGATCGACGACCCGGAGGAAGGCCGGGATGTGTTCTTTCGGCGTACGGGTGAGAAGAAGCGGACCAAGTATGGGGCGTTCGAGTTGGACCGTGACGATACGCCAATTCACGACAACGAGAAGAAGCAGGATACGTGGCTTGACTTCATCAGTGACAATCCTTTGACGGAATTGCTCGACGTCAAGGATTACGCCTATCTCGAAAAGGTTTTGATGGGGCAGCAGTCCCGGCGCGAATCAGAAGCTGAAAATGAGGGTGTTGAGGACGCAGGGGATAAACGGGGTAGATCGCGTCGTCGCGGGCAGAGTGAGGAAGTGCAGGAAGAAACAAGTTCTCGTTCTGGGCGGCGTCGTGGTGTGGAGGCTGATCCTCCGGTAGAAGAAGCCAGCGAGGAAATGGGGACCACTAGGAGGCGTGCCCGTGGCAACTCGGACCCTACCGATGCGTCGGAGGAGAGCGAGGATGCAGGAACACGACGCGATACGCGGGAAAAACCTGCGACGACTGCGCGGAGATCATCCCGTTCTGATTCGGAACCCGATCCTGAGCCAGAGCCAACATCCCGCAGACGGCGTAATGCTGAGGACACGGGTGAAGGTGTTTCCGAAGCGGCGAAAGAGGCCACGGAACGGCTCCGCAGACGGGCACGCTGATCATGGAAAGGCGAGTATCGCAATCAAGCAAACCAGCTTCCGGTTACTTCACGAAGGAGAAGACGGATATCGAGTTCATTCCGTCCGGGTGTCGGTTGCTTGATTGTGTGCTCGGCGGCGGTTGGGCGCTTGGTCGTGTTGCTAACATAGTCGGCGACAAAAGTTCTGGCAAGACGCTGTTGGCAATCGAGGCCATGTCAAACATGGCTAAGACATACCCCAAGGCCCGTATCTGTTACAGGGAGACCGAGTCGGCGTTCGAGAAGAACTACGCCGCCGCGCTCGGGCTTCCTTTATCCAAGGTCGATTTTGGCAAGAAGGGGCAGTTTGAAACTGTTGAGGACTTGTTCGAGGATTTGACTGGGGAGTTGGAAAGGCTGGAGAACAGCAACCGTCCGGGGCTATACATTCTCGATTCGCTGGACGCATTGTCCGACCGGGAGGAAATGAAACGGAAGATCGACAAAGGCTCGTTCGGGCTGGAGAAACAGAAGCTTATCGGTCGTCTGTTCCGTCAGAAGGTCAGGAAGATCGAAAGTGCCCGTATCTGTTTCTTCGTGATCAATCAGGTGCGGGACAAGATCGGCGTCATGTTCGGGGACAAGTACACCCGTACAGGTGGCAAGGCGTTGGATTTCTATGCGTCACAGGCTTTGTGGTTGTCTCATATAGCGCAGATAACAGAAGAGTTCCGGGGGCAGAAGCGTGTAACTGGCGTCCGGATCAAAGCAAAGGCAAAAAAAAATAAGATCGGGCTCGCACATCGGGAATGTGAGTTCGTGATCCGATTCGGGTTTGGGATCGACGACTTACAGGCAAGTGTGGAGTTTTTGCATAACGTAAAACGACTAAGCGTCCTGACGAAAGAGAAGCCGGGGGATTTTCTTACGGACATGGACGAAGCGACGGACGCGGAATACACTAGTATGGTTCAACAGGCTGGAGATTTGGCGGAACAGGAATGGAGAACTATAGAACGTAGTTTTTTGCCAAATCGAAGCAAGTATTGAGGTAGTAGTTATGGTTGAGGTGTGGAAAAGTATTCCTGGATTTTCTCGATATGAGGCTTCAAATTTTGGAAGAGTGCGTCGTAATATATTAGTTGTTATTGGGAGAGGAAGAAGGGCTCACGCGGAAATAGCGCTGCATCAGACATTTGCTCCACCATATTTTAGAGTTAGTGTAGTCGATGATTTAGGAAGGTGGCGGTGTTCTCGTGTTCATGTTTTGGTTGCTCTTGCTTTTTGTGGGCCTAAGCCCTCCCCTAGACATAATGCCTTGCATGAAGATGACGATTCAATAAATAATAGTAGCTATAATATAAGATGGGGAACTAAGCGAGATAATGCTTTGGATGCTATCAGAAATGGCAGGGCTAGTTTAGGATCAAGCCGAAGTAATGCAGTGCTTTCGGTAAAATCTGTTACTAATATCAGGGGACGAGTCAAGGAAGGTGAGAGTTTCTATAGATTAGCCAAGGAATACGGCTGTAGCAGTGCAACTATACGAAGTGCTGCTATAGGAAAGTCGTGGAAGTATTTGCCGGGGGCCTGCAAGATCAGGAGGGGTAAATGACCCGTTCTAATTTACTACGAATTGATAACCCGTGCGAAGTACTAGGGCATTGTATTGTGATCAGGAGAGACGAGAAAACCGGCTGGTGGAACGTGTCTTGTCTGTGTGGTTACAAGACCGTCATTCATCCCGGTGTTAGGATTGGGCAGTCAGCTCGTTTTTCTACTATTAGAGAGACGTGTTGATGGTGAACTCCAAGCAAAAGGGCGGTTCGTTCGAGCGAAAAATTTGTAAGCAGCTCTCGTTGTGGATCACGGATGGCAAGCGGGATGACGTGTTCTGGCGAAGTGCAATGTCAGGCGGGCGGGCCACGGTGCATGGAAAGAAGAACCGGCAGGCAGCGGATATTTGTGCGGTCCAAGTTGAGGGTAATCAATTTGCAGATGATTTTATTGTTGAGGTCAAGCACTACGCGGAACTAGAGTTTTTTGGGATGTTGCAGGGGACTGGTAAACTTTATAGGTTTTGGGAGATAGTAAAGGGTTTAGCTGTATCTCGTGAAAAATTTCCTATGCTTATTTGTAAGCAGAATTATTTACCTGAATTTGTTTTATTATCTAAAGCCGTACTTCCACGTTTGGGACTAATTGAAAAGGATTGTTGCGGGTCATTTCCTAGATATGGGGTTTACATAATTCATTTGAGTACCATGATGAAAGTTGGGGACGCTAATGAATTGTGGAAACCTTTAGTTGATTGGGATACATATGAAATAAGTAATAAAGGCAGATTGCGACATAGGATTATGGGGGGATCGGGTTATAGTAAGTCAAA